CCCCACAGAAGTTGGTGCTATTGATCTTTCATGGGATGGTGGTGACGCCATTGAAGAGTTTACTTGCACATTCCAATACGATTATTGGGAAGTTTCTGGTGGTCAAACAGGTAATGCTGGAGGGGCTTAATCCAAAAGTTCGATTTATACTATTGACATTGAAACTGTTCTAATATATAATGCTATAAGGTAGGAAAAATGGAATTATTTGGATTTCAAATCAATCGAAACAAGGCTGAACAAGAGGAAAAAGACCTAACTCCGTCTTTTATTGCTCCACAGACATCTGATGGTGCAGTAGAATTATCAGGTGGAAGTCATACAGGTACATATCTTGATTTAGAAGGTAAGGCAAAGACTGAAAGTGAGCTTGTTACCAAGTATCGCATCATGTCGATTCAACCTGAGGCAGATATTGCTGTTCAAGACATTATCAATGAGGCAATTGTTTTAGATGATGATGAAACTCCTGTATCTATTGAACTTGATAGAGTCGAAGCTCCAGAAACAATCAAAAAGAAAATACGAGAAGAGTTTGACCACATATTAAGTCTTATCGACTTTAGTAATGATGCGTATGAAATCTTCAAAAGATGGTATGTAGATGGTCGTATCTATTATCATATACTCATTAATAAAAAGAAAACAAGTCTTGGAATACAAGAATTAAGATACATTGACCCACGCAAAATTCGTAAGATGAGAGAACCGATTAAATCGACTGACAATAAAACAGGTGTCGAGATTATAAAAGGTTACAATGAATTTTATATGTTCAATAATACAGGTCTTAGTGACAAGACTACAGGTGGAATCAAAATAGCACCTGATAGTGTTATCTATTGTCACTCTGGAATACTTGATGAGAACAATAATATGGTTCTGTCTCATTTACACAAATCAATCAAACCTCTCAATCAGCTTAGAATGATGGAAGATGCAGTTGTTATCTATCGTCTTGCAAGAGCTCCAGAGAGAAGAGTTTTTTACATAGACGTAGGAAATTTACCAAAGATAAAAGCGGAGCAACATTTACGAGACATGATGACTCGTAATAAAAACAAAGTTGTCTATGATGCGGCCACAGGTGAAGTACGAGATGACCGCAAGTTTATGACAATGTTAGAGGACTTTTGGCTCCCTAGACGAGAAGGTGGGCGAGGCACAGAAATTACAACGCTTCCAGGCGGACAAAACCTCGGCGAGATGGAGGATGTAGAGTATTTTCGTAAACGATTATATAAATCATTAAATGTTCCTGTATCTCGATTAGAGGCTGAAAATCAATTCAATCTTGGTCGTTCCACCGAAGTTACAAGAGATGAGGTCAAGTTCTCAAAGTTTGTTAAGAGACTACGTTCTCGTTTCTCAGAAATGTTTGACCAGATGCTTGAAATACATCTTGCACTTAAAGGTGTTATAAGAAGAAGTGAGTTTCAAGAACTTAAACAAAAAATTACATACAAGTTTGCTGACGACAATCATTTCACAGAATTAAAAGAGTCTGAGATATTAAGAGAAAGACTTGGACTTTTACAAGAAGTAGATCAGTTTGTTGGAAAATACTTTAGTGAGAACTATGTTCGTAAAAACATTTTAAGAATGAATGAAGATGATATTAAACAACAAGAAGAAGAAATTGCAGATGAAGAAAAATCTGGTGCATATGATGATGAAGAAGGAGAACAAGAGGAAGTCGAACCAGAAGCTCCAACTGCAAACACAAATGTAAAAAAAGATGATGAAGAAGATAAAGAAGAAAAACTTGTTGTTATCAAAGAAAAAGAAATAAGTGAAGAAGAAAAGAAACTTGTCGAAAGTATGACAAATCTTATGGAGGCAGTTGCAAACTCGGAATCGTCAACGGCAGATGGAGAATGATTTATTATGAAACTCAACATGAACAATGCAAAACATATATCTGCTCTAATAAGAACTATAAGTAACAAAAAGATTCAGATACAAGAGACAGAGAAAAGAGATAAAACAAGAAAATCTGGATACGTTCAACATCTGAAACAGTTAAAGGGTAATAAGATTAAGGGCGACCCTCTTGACCCTTATATGCTTGTCTATAAAGCAAATCGTGCAAAACAAATCATAAGAGTATTACAATCTAACGTGGAGAAATCTCGTTTGGATATCTTAGCATGAGTCAAGATGTTGTAAATGCTAAAATATTTTCTACACTTGTTGGACTTATCAAAAAACATAATGCAAAACTTTCAAAAGAGTTAAAAGAGGAAGCCTCTAATTTTTTCGACACTCTTGAAACTCCTCGTTCAATACAAGGAGAAAGAGGAGAAAAGGGTGATATAGGAGAGCAGGGGTTACAAGGAATACAAGGTGAAAAAGGTGACTCTGTAAAAGGGGATAAAGGAGACAAGGGTGATACAGGTGACATCGGGCCTCAGGGCGAGAAGGGAGACACAGGCGACAAAGGTGACAAGGGAGATAAAGGAGACACAGGCCCAAGAGGGTTTCGTGGGTATGAAGGAATACAGGGAGTCCAAGGCGAAAAAGGTGAAAAAGGAGAGCAGGGAGAAAGAGGTCAACAAGGAATACAAGGAATACAAGGTGAAAAAGGGAATGTTGGTGTACAAGGTGAAGTTGGGCCCAGAGGGGAAAAAGGTGATACAGGAGAGAGAGGACAACAAGGCTCTATTGGACTGCAAGGCGTAAGAGGTGATAAAGGGGAACAAGGAGAAAAAGGAGAGCAGGGAGAAAAGGGGGACATAGGAGAAACTCCATCTCTTGAACCGATTGTAGATCAATTTGGAAAACTCAAAGAGGATTTATCAAAAAGACTTGACAATCGTATGTCTCGTATTGCAATGCGAGCAGGAAGTAGTAGTGGTGGTGGAGAAGTAAGACTTGAGTTTTTAGATGATGTTGACAGAGCAACTGCAAAAGTTAATAATAAGTTTCTACAATACAATGCAGCCACAGGAAAATGGAAAGGTGCAGATGCAACAGGTAGTAGTGGAGGAGATGTTTCAAACACCTATCTTCAATCTGCGGTTCTATCAAATACAAATATTGCAATTACAAATCTAAATACAAATCTCACAGGTACAAACACCGCACTTAGAACACTTATTAGTGATAGAGCACAAGTAGCCAATGTTGCATCTTTGGCTGCACTTGGTAACACAAACTCTCGAATTGCACTTGTCAATACAAACCTTACAGGAACAAATACTGCATTAAGAACACTTATAAGTGATAGAGCACAGGTTGCTAATGTCGCATCTTTGGCTGCACTTGCAAATACAAATGCAAGTATTGCTACGAGATTTGCATCTGCAAACCTTGTTCCAACTGCAACAACTTCAGAAAATACAGAAACACAGGCAGGAGTACAGTTTTCAGATCGACTTTTAGTCAATCCAGCTGGATATATTACAATCAATATTGGAGGAACAGGGTACAAAGTTCCCTATTTCTCATAGTTTTTTCAATAAAATATTAAATCTTATAAATAATACAAATTACACAAATTGGAGCATATTATGTCAGAGAGTCAAGAAGTTACAAGTAAAGACGTTGTGAATCATTTAATGGCAGATAGAACAGCTGAATTTAAACAAGGGGTTTCAGACCTTCTTATGCAAAAAGCAAAAGATGCTGTTGAACTAAAAAAGATAGAAGTTGGACAATCTTTGTTTAACAAAGAAACACCATCAGAAGAGGAATAACCAATGAAAAAGTTTAGTGAGTTATTTACTGAGGCAGGGCAACCCTTTTTAGGTTATAGACCTAGAGAGGCAAATGATGCAGCTGCTCTTGGTGCAGAACCTCATGCAATGGGTGAAAAAGAATTTATGGATTTACATAAAGTCGAAAAAGCACCATATCTTAATGACTCACAAGCAAAGATTTTCAATGGTGAGATAGATCAACCCTTTCCGACTCCAGGCCACGAAGGTAATGACAGAGGAAAAGGAAATCCACCTAAGTCTGGAAAACTTGCAGAAAAAGGTGAGAGAGATGATACTATTACTCAAGGTGGTACAGACCAATCAAAGTTTATGTCAAAACTTTTTGGTAAAAGAACAACAGATATAAGTACAAAAAATGAAGTTCCTGCTCAACAAGCAAATGAACAAGTTGAAGTTGAAGAGGGTAAACTTAAACAAGCTGCAGAAAAAGATGCAGGAAAAATGAGTAAGGCTCAATTTGCAAAAAAGTATGGTAAAGATGTTGCAGATTTATTTTATGAAAACGAAGAAGTACAAGAAGCACTTGACAAAGATGACGAACCAGCCTTAAAAAAAATTATTGATAAATTAAAAGGTGCAAGTAAAGCTCATGCTGGTCAAGCAAAAGACTTAGAGACTGCAATCAAAGAAGGAAAAGTTCTTGACACTCTTAAAAAGATTGTAAAAGACAAATCAGCACAAAAAGTTAAATTTAAAAATGGTAAAACTCTAACTGTTGATATGACAACTGCAAATGTTATTACTCAAGTAGTGGCTGCACTAAAACCTGCTAATCAAAAGAAATTTGCAGACCAACTTGAGAAAGGCCCAAATGCATTTATGAAAATGGTAGACTTTGCTTTTTCAGCCGTTAAATAAGGTAGTAAAATGACAACTAAAATATACAACAATCAAAAAGGTGGATACGTCACTATATCTGCAAATGCGACAGGATTTGTTGCATTAAATCAGGTGGGTGCATCAACAGGTGGACTACTTGGTAATGGTGCAAACACCGCCAAAGAAACTGTAAATGAAATGAACATCTCAGAAATCATTTGGTCAAATCTTGGTACTGCCAATATGTGGGATATTAAAAGAGGTGGAAATACAGTTTTCAAATGTTATGGGCAAAACGGACAAATTAATTTTCAGAGAGACAATATTCATTTAGAGTGTAACTCATTTGAGAGAGCATCAAACGTAGTCTTTACACTTGCTGGAAGTGGTGCAAAGGGAAGTATTGTTCTGAAACTACATAAAAGATCAACTGTAAGTTAGGAAACTAAAATGAAACTCATCTGTGAAGTACAGGAACAAAAACTTGAGTTTGTCACCGAAGCAAAAGAAGATGGTGAGAAAGAATACTTTATTGAAGGTATCTTCATGCAGGCTGATATTAAAAACCGTAACGGTAGAGTTTATCCTGTAGAGACTTTACAAAAAGAAGTTGCAAGATATAACAGAGAGTATGTTGCAAAGAATCGTGCATACGGAGAGTTAGGTCATCCACAAGGGCCAGTTATAAATCTTGACCGAGTATCACACATGATTAAAGAGTTAAAGCAAGACGGAAACAACTTTGTAGGTCGTGCAAAGATTATGGGTACTCCAATGGGAGACATAGTTAAGAATCTTATGCGTGAAGGTGCAACATTAGGTGTATCATCAAGAGGCATGGGAACATTAAAGAACAATAAAAAGGGAGTTGCTGAAGTTCAAAAAGACTTTTTACTTGCAACTGCTGGAGATATTGTAGCAGACCCTTCTGCTCCATCTGCATTTGTAGAGGGAATAATGGAAGGAGTCGAGTGGGTTCAAGTAAACAATGCTTGGGTTGCTCGAGAAGTAGAAGATATTCAAAAAACCATATCAAATACATCAAAACGTGATCTTGAAGAAAGAAAGCTTGAAGTATTTAATCGTTTTTTGAGTAGATTGTAAAAAAGTTTTTTTATAAATAATATTAACGAAATTCTTTACTTAGTTTTATAGGGAGAAATATGCAATGTCCAATAGTCAACAAGATACCTCAGTTGAAGAAACTGTAGATACTGACGCTCAGGACTTGGAAGCTGTTGAGACACCAACTCTTGACGAAGCAACTGATTCAGAGGTTCAACTAGACGAGTTTAAGGCATCTGGTGGGGATGCAGGAGAAGTTCCTGACCCAAAAGATTCTGGTAAAA